TTATTGGGGAAGATTTTAATATAGGGGATACTTTAACTGTTTCAGGTGATTTAAAAGTAGATCAAACAGCTAAAGACGCAGGAGCATTTTGCCGCCTATATATTTATGGTCAGGGGTGGAGTTTTAATAATAGCGTAGGTTCTAATTTAACAACATATTCTCGTAAATCTGCAACAGCGACTATATCCTCTAATGCATCAATTGGGGATACAGTGTATGTAAACGTATATCACCATATTTCAAGTATAACAGCAGGACTTGCTTACGCTAAGGCTCTAAAAGTTGAAGTTGGAAGTGTTGCAACTTCTTACGTGCGTGCTGCTGAAGATGGGACTAACGGAGAAGATGGTGAAAGTATTATTACGTCTTTGGCGTTTAGACGAGTAAATTCGGAAACTCAGATTCCTACTCCTTCAGGTGGGACATACACCTTACCCGAACCTTCAACGTCAGGGTGGGAAGATGGTATACCTGCAGGAAATGCTAAGTTATGGCAGTCTGTACGAATATTTACAAAAAATGGTTTAGCACCTCAGCAGAGTTCATGGTCAGTTCCATCAGCTTTAACAGATACAACTTACTTTGAAAGTATGTATTCAAGCTACGCTATTACAGCGGGAGTTCCTGCTTCTCCCAGTAGTAATGCAAGTATATGGTACACAAATCCAGTTGCAGCTTCAAACTGGTGGGCACAAAGAGATATCCGTAACGGGGTTGCAGAAAGTTGGCGAATTACCCAAATTAAAGGTGAAAAAGGTGATACAGGTGTAGGTACTCAAGGTGATCATGGTTCAGGTAGTTTTACCCTTATTCTTGCAAGTACAGTTTATAAAGGTCAAGTTGCCAGTATGACTAACTCATCTAAAACAAGTGATTTTGCATACATCTCAGGCAGACAACCCCAAAACAAGGATATACTAAGTTATATAAATGATTCAGCTTCAAATGAAACGTTAAGATTTCGTTTAGACTACCTGTACAATGGTACAACTACAACATGGGAAAACTTTATTGATGTTGTAGACGGAAACCAGATAGTTCATGGTACAGTTGCAGCTGAAGCTTTAGTTACAGAAACTATTACAACAGATAAGCTAGCTGCAAATGTAATAACCACGGAAAAAATTGTTGCAAACATAGGACTTCGCTCACCTAAAATTGAGTATGTTGGTAGTTCTCACATGCGTATTTCAGCAGCAGATGGGTTTGGTTCATCAAATCAATTTATTGAGTGGTTTGGTTTAAGGCATTTAGTGGGAGATCCTGCAGACAATATAATTAATTACACAAATGTAACTAAAGCAAATGCTATTACCTACCTCACAACAGATGGGGATGCTTACTTTGGTGGCACGATAATCAGTGGTGCGTTACAAACTTCTAAAGCAACCTCAGACATATCTAGCAACGCAAATGTAAGTATATCTATAGGCTCGAATGAAGGGCTAATTGCTGTCAACTATTCTGTAAGCCTTAATGCACAGTATAATAACCCTACAAGTACCCAAAAAAGTACACCGCCAGTCCCAACTTGTACAATACGTTTTAAGCAATTTGTTAACGGTATTGAAGTTGCTAGTGAAGATCAGACAATATCAGGTGAAAGTAGTATGACGAGTGAATATGAGTCTGAGGGAAATTTTTACACTAACTCAGGGTACCAATCTTTAAATCGAGGTTTTACTTTTTATGATAGTGTTTACTCAGATGACGTTAGAGAATACACATTAACACTTATTGCTAGAGGTGGGTTTTATTACCAAGGTGGTGGTTGGGTAGCAAGCCAACGACTATCGTTAACTTCAAGTGAAGGTTAGTTAAAAAGTTAAGGTAATATAAAGCACTAGGATACGTATTAACTAAATGTTAGTATGTATCCTATTTGTGCTCAGAAGGATTTAAAATGATACAAGTTACAGGGACATTAGTTGACCCTTCTAATACAGAAGTAGCAAGTACTGTAAGAATAACTGCAAATGACAGTACAGTTACTTTTATAGGTGGAACTGCTAAAGTTGAAATAGGCATTGATGGTTTATATAACTTTAACTTAGTGGAAGGTACTTTTACTATTGAGTTAAAAATTAATGATGAGTACACTCAACCTGTATTGGTGCTTGTAAACTCTGAGACTAGTTTAGTTGTATCAATACCTGAACTACTAGTTAATTACGCAGTTTAATATATTTAATATTTGGTAGTGAGAAACTTACACATGAACGAAAACACAAATAATGATGACAGCGAAGAACTTACAATTCCTGAAGGGCACGCTCCAGAAGGTTGGGTGAATCTCCCTAACATTGCTGACCTTAAACAAAATTTCCAAGATGCTAAACCTTACCATGACGCTCAGATGATTAAGCGTACAGATAGTTTAGACCATTTAAATATTACTGGTTCAGCTATACTTAAAAAGAAAAAAGGTAAAAGTGCTGTACAACCTAAGCTCATACGTAAACATGCTGAGTGGCGCTATGCAGCAATTTCAGAAGCTTTTCTTTCAACCCCTGACATGTTTACTTTGCACCCTAGAACACACGAAGATAAGCTTTCTGCGCAGCAGAATAGTACACTTTTAAATTACCAGTGGAATAACCAAATAGACAAAGTTGCTTTTGTAGATGAGTTCGCACGTACAGGTATTGATGAGGGTACTGTTTTTTTACGTATAAGTTGGGAAAGTGAAGAAAAAGAAATTACAAAAGAAATACCTATTTATGAATACTATCCTACTACAGAGCAAGGACAAGTAGAAGAGTTACAAAAAGCAGCTATGGTTCAACAACAAGACCCGTATGCATTTAAAGCTCATGTACCAGAACATATTCAGAAAGCATTATCGTTAACAACTCAACAAGGTCAACCTATTTACCCTGTGTTACAGGAAATGCAAGAAGTTACCGAAACAGTTTTAATTAAAAACCAACCTACTATAGAAGTATGTAATTCTAACAATCTTGTAATTGATCCAAGTTGTGAAGGTAACATGGAGAAAGCAGGTTTTGCTGTTTACTCTTTTGAGACTTCTAAAGGAGCACTTGCTAAAGAACCTGATAGATATTTTAACCTTGATAAAATTAATGTAGATACCTCTAGTTTATTAAACGCACCTGACCATGAAATATCTGGTGATAGTGCTTTTAATTTTAAAGATGATCCTCGTACAAAATTTGTTGCATATGAATACTGGGGATATTGGGATATGGAAGAAACAGGAGTACCTGTTCCTTTTGTAGCTACTTGGGTTAATTCTGTTATGGTTCGGTTTGAAGAAAACCCATACCCTGATAAATGTATCCCATTTGTAGATACTCAATATCTTCCTGTACGTAAAAGTTTGTATGGTGAACCAGATGGTGCTTTACTTAAGGACAACCAAGCTATTATTGGTGCTGTTTACCGTGGAGCTATTGATACTATGGCACGAAGTGCTGTAGGTCAAAAAGGTATGCGACAGGATGCACTAGATGTTGTAAACAAAAGAAAGTACGCTCAAGGTGAAGACTATGAGTTTAATCCTATGGTTGATCCTAGACAGGCTATGGTTGAACATACTTACCCTGAGATACCTAACAGTGTAAGTTTAATGATTGGCTTGCAAAATAATGAAGCTGAAAGTCTTACAGGTGTTAAACCTTATTCAGGTGGTATGAGTGGTGATGCGTTAGGCGCAACAGCTACAGGTATTCGTGGAGTACTTGATGCGGCTACTAAACGTGAAACTGGAATACTTCGTAGATTCGCTAGAGCTATGGAAAAAGTAGCTAAAAAGATTGTGGCAATGAATGGTGCTTTTCTTTCAGATGAAGAGATCATTCGTGTAACTGATGAAGACTTTGTAACTATCCGTAGAGAAGATTTAGAGGGTAACTATGATATTGAAGTTAGTATTTCAACTGCTGAAGCAGATGATACAAAAGCACAGGAATTAGCATTTATGTTACAGACTATGGGTAACACTTTACCTATGGAGATGTCACAGATAGTGTTAGGTGATATTGCTCGTTTACGCAAGATGCCTAACTTAGCAAAACGCATTGAAGAATTTAAACCTGCTCCAGACCCTGTACAAGAGCAGATACAACAGTTAGAGTTAGCAAAGTTACAACTTGAACTGGCTGAATTACAAGCTAAAACCCAGAAATTGCAAACTGCAGCTCAACTTGATATGGCTAAGGCTAATGAAGCAGCAGCAAAAGCAGGTAATACTACATCCGATACGGATCAAAAGAATTTGGATTTCCTTGAGCAAAACTCAGGAACCAAGCACGCAAGAGAGATGCAACAGAATCAAGCCCAAGCTAAAGGTAATATGGCATTGGAAATTCTTAAAGCAGATCTTAATAAAGATACACCCATTAACTAAAGTCTCTATATGAGGAAACTTAAAATGATTGAAGAAGACCAAGAAATACAAACACGTAATTTAAACGCAGAGATCGAACAAGCTAAAAAAGCTATAGCAATGCGAGATGCATTGGTTCGGTTGGAAAGTCAGCCTGATTTTAAAACTGTAATTGAAACAGGGTTTTTTAAAGATTTTTCAAATAACTTAGTTATGCAGCGTGGTATGCCTGAAATGAGAGGCGTTCCTGAAATTATGGAAGCAAATACACGTAAGATTGATTCGATAGGTGAACTCAATCATTATTTTCGTGGTGTAAAAGCTATGGGTGCTCAATCAGAAAATAGTTTAATAGCTGCCCGAGAGTTAGAAAGTAGACTTGACTCACATGAGGATTAAATTATGTCTGATCTTTTAAATATGAGTGATGAAGACTTTTTAAACCAAGGCGAGTCTTTAATGGGTGGGGATGATGTAGATATCTCCCAAGAAGATAATTTAGATACTTTACCAGAGGGTACTAGCGAAGAAGCTACCAATATAGTAGACTCTAGTTTAGAAGATGAGTCAGAGGAGCCTTCAGAAGACCCTGTGGAAACAGAAGAAGAACCTCTTGACCAATTACCTTCCGAAGAAGAAACTCCTGAAGAGGAAGCTTCTGAGGAGGTATCAGAACCTTCAGATTTAGAAAAAGTCTTGCAACCTTTCCGTGCAAATGGTAAAGATGTGCAAGTGAAGAACGCAGATGAGGCAATAACTCTTATGCAGCTTGGTGCTAATTACACTAAGAAGATGCAAGAGCTGTCTCCAAACCTGAAAGTTCTTAAAACTTTAGAGAAGCATGAACTTCTCGATGAAACTAAGTTAAACTACTTAATTGATTTAAGTAAAAACGATCCAAAAGCCATAGCTAAGTTAATTAAAGATTCTAACTATGAGCCAGAAGGTTATGGTAATGAAGAAGACAATGTAGAGTATACCCCTACAAATCACCAAGTTAGCGAACAAGCCGTACAGCTTGAGCAGGTACTCGAAAGTTTAGAGAGCACACCTACTTATGATAAATGTATAGACCTTGTAGGCAACCAATGGGATGCGAAGAGTAAACAGCTACTTACACAAGAACCAGAACTAATACGTAATCTTAACGAACAAATGCAAGCTGGCATCTTCGATAAAGTAAACGCAGAAGTTGAACGTGTTAAAATGTTCGGTGGTTTAAGTGGTGTGTCAGACTTTGAAGCTTATAAAACAGTTGGAGCACAGATGATGCAAGCAGGGACTTTAACCTCCTCACAGGCAAAACCTGTAGCAAGAACTGAAATTAAGCCTTTAGATAATGCTCTCTCTAAAAAGAGAAAAGCTGCTACTTCTTCAAGAAGTTCATCCAAAACAATAGCTAAACCAAAAGATAGTTATCTTGCTATGGATGATGCTGAGTTCTTGAAGATAAATAACATCCAAATATAAGGTATACAACTATGTCAACAAATTATAATGATCCAGCTGGCGGAACTCCTGCAACAATTGATCAAGGTACTGGTCGTCAGATTAATACTGAATACCACCACAAAATGTCTTTAATTGAAGCTGCTAAAGAAGTTTACTTCGGTCAGTTATCTTCAGCTAAAAATATGCCTAAGCACTATGGTAAAAAGATTTCAATGTACCATTACTTACCTATTCTTGACGATGCCAACGTTAACGATCAAGGTATTGATGCTTCAGGTGCAACTATTTCTGATGGTAACCTTTATGGTTCAAGTAAAGACGTTACTACTGTAAATGGTAAGATCCCACTTTTAGGTGAAACTGGTGGACGTAATAACCGTGTAGGTTCTTCACGTAAAGTTATTGAAGGTGAGATTACCAAAGTTGGTTTCTTCACTGAATTTTCTCGTGATGCACTAGACTTCGATACTGATAACGAATTATATGGTCATTTATCTCGTGAGATGATTATGGCTGCTAATGAGTTACAAGAAGACTTATTGCAAATGGATTTATTAAATGGTGCAGGTGTTGTTAAGTATTCAGGTACTGCTACTTCAGATGCAACTATTTCTGGTGAAGCTTCAGGTATTACTGAAGTAAGCTATGATGACATGCAGCGTTTAGCTATTGATTTGTTTAACAACCGTACACCTAAGAAGACTAATGTTATTGTTGGTTCTCGTTTAGTTGATACTCGTGTTGTTGCTTCAGGCTTGTACATGTATGTTGGTTCTGAAATGGTTCCTACTTTAAGCCGTATGACAGATCATCATGGTAATGCTGCATTTGTTGGTGTTGAGCACTATGCACATTCAGGTGTTTCAGGTGTTAATGCTATCAATGGTGAAATTGGTAAGTGTGGTGATTTCCGCATTATCCAAGTTCCTGAAATGATGAAGTGGTCTGGTGCAGGTGAAACTGCAACGGGTAGTAATGCTGGTTATCAAGTTACTGGTTCTAAGTACGATGTATTCCCAATGTTAGTTGTTGGTGATCAATCGTTTGCTACTATTGGTTTCCAAACTGATGGTAAGTCTACTAAGTTCAAGATTAAGCATTCATTTCCAGGTGATAACATTTCTTACAGTTCTGCTGATCCATTTGGTGAGATTGGTTTTATGTCTATTAAATTCTGGTATGGTACTTTGGTTATGCGTCCTGAACGCTTAGCTGTAATTAAGACTGTAGCACGTAGCTAAAAGATATAAAGTAATGTAAGCTAAGGGAGAAGTTAACGCTTCTCCCTTTTAATTTAAACAGTATCCAAGGACTCTAACCATGACAGATACAATTGAACAACCAACAGAACTAGAAGTACTAAAAGAACGTGCAGATGATATAGGTATTAAATATAGTCCAAATATTGGTGTAAAATCTTTACGTGAAAAAGTGAATGGAATACTTGCTCCTGCCACTCCTAAAGTGGAGTCAACGTTAACTAAAAATAGCTCATTGATTCGAGAAGCAACAAAGCTTATTCGTGTGAGAGTAACAAACTTAAACCCAAACAAAAAACATTCTGAAGGTGAATGGTTCCGTACTGGTAATAGCGTAATTAGTACTATTACACGGTTCATTCCTTTTGAAAGTGAAACTCATGTTGAACATATGCTACTTAACTTAATTAAGTCTCGTGAGTATGCAATTGTCCAAGAAAAGAAGAATTCTGATGGTAAACTAGTGCCCGTGCGTAATATGCGTAAAGAATTCCAGTTAGAGATATTACCTGCTTTGACCCAGAAAGAGTTAGACCAATTAGCGTCTGATCAAAGTAAACGACAGTCTGTTTAGTTTTTCAGCTAAATCAGTATATACTAGGGAGCATTAGCTCCCTTTTTTTATATTTACAGGATGATATTTATGACAACTACATATACTGCTGAACAGTTAACTACTTTGTCTAGCCAGTTACTCACACATATTGAAACGCACCTTAGTGCTCAATTTGATAAAGGTCGTATACAGGGAACTGATTATGCTCAGGTATACATTGCAGCTGTCCAATCAAGTATGGCTCAAGCTCAAAGTTTTTTATTAGGTAAAGATATTTCTGCAGGTCAAGTAGATTTACTTGTCGAGCAAAAGCTACAAGCAGAAGAACAATTAATTATCATGAAAGAACGTCATGGTATAAATCGTATTGCACAGTACACATAAGAGGAAAATATAATGTCTATAAGTCAAAGAACACTTACTTCAGGTGAGGTAGCGGGTAATGGTATTTTCGATGAACTCATGAGAACTGTTAAAGCCCATGTACACCTCGAATTAAGCCAAGGTCGTATTACTGAGCAAGCATACTCACAAGTGTATTTAGGTGCCTTACAGAACGTATTACAGGTAGCTACACAGTACTCATTACAGTTTGAAACTACCAATAAACAGTCGTTATTGATGGACGAACAAATTGCACAAGCAGTTATTCAAAAAGAACTTTTAGTCATACAAAAAAATCAAGCTGCAGTCGATCTTACAATGGCTGAGTTTAACCGTGATAGTATGCAGCCTCAACAGCTTGCATTATTAACTGCTCAAAGTTCACAGGTAACAACCCAAACAGGGTTAACCGACAAACAGGTTTTACAAGCTGTAGCACAAACTAGTCTTGTAGGTAAACAAGAAGACCTAGTTGACGAACAAATTGAAGCAGCTAAAGATCAAACGGTTACTCCTACAGGTGGAACAAACTTAGCAGCTTACAATAAAACTCTTGCAGAAACTGAAATACTAACGCAGAAAAAATTAACTGAACAAGCTCAAATTGAAGGTACATTTATAGGTGCTGATGGTGGAACTATTGGTGGTTTGGTCGGTGTTGAAATGAGTCTTAAAACTGTTCAAAAAGAATCATTTTTACGGGATGCTGAACAAAAAGCAGCTAAAATGTACACTGATGTGTTTGCTACAATGTATGCAAGTAATTCGGATGATGCTTATGCTCAACCTGAAAACTTCGGGTATGACTTTGTTACGGGTAGAAATGTAATGGATAAGTTATTAACAGGGGTTGGAACATTCCGACACACGAGCAGTACAATTCCTTCTACAGGAGTAGGTGTACCTAAAGTTGATAATGTACCTATAACGTACCCACGTACTATTGAAACTATTTAATAACTAACTTAAAAGGTAACACTTATGTCAATGTTTGGGGGTGGTAGCACTACTTACTATAATACTTCAACTATGCCGTTGTATGATGAAAATACTGCAGGTATGCTTAAGCAGTCAGTTGTAAGTGCTACTGCTACAAACAGAAGTTTATCAGGTACTTTGTTAGAAAATATTTTAAACTCAGATGTTAAAAAAATAGAAAAGTTTTATAAGTATGGTGCGAGTGGAAAGTACCAATGGGGTTTAGCTCAACAATATACCCAAAATGTATCAATCAAAACTCGTGATTATATTGAGATGATTATTACTAAAGAACAGGGTGAAGCAATAACTGTTACTTACGTTACATTGGATCGAAATGCAGACCCATCTACAGACGTAGGCAAAGAATGGACTATTCCTGCTACACCAAATCTACCTAACCCTTTGGCTGAATCAAATTCAAGAGTATCATTTGATTATGGTTCAAGTATGTATTACATAGTGGAGTACGTTAAAGACACTGAGCCAGATATATATTACTTATGGTGGTTTGACTCTGTAACTGCTACCCCTGCTAATTTTGAGTTTCTAGGTTTAAATGCAGGTTATGCTTCAAGCCCCTATTACCCTATTATTCCTTTTAGAGTAGACGGGGAAAGATGGGATAACAATCCCTTGTACAAAAAAGATATTTATAAAGCTTGTCGCTATCTTGGTTTAAACCCAAAAGAACTGGGTGATAATGTTCAGAAAATGTCCGAT